GAAGGAAACTAATATGGCTAACCGTACTTATGTTTTGACTCTTGCGGATTTCGATATGAACTCGACGACCTCTGTCGCCGGTTCTGACGCTGGTTCGGCTTCTGCCGGCACTGTGTCTGTCGATATCGCCGCAAGCGCTGACCGCGCTCAAGTCGTGCAGGCGCTGGAATCACTCTCGCACCTGATTGCATCGAACCAGATCGTCATTAACTAAAGGAGGCGGCTATGCCTTCTGAAGTTGATATCTGTAATCTAGCGCTACAAAGGCTTGGCGCAGCAACAATCACCGCACTCACGGATGACAGCGTTTCTGCCCGTGAGTGTAACCGTGTCTACGCCCATGCACGGGATAGCGAGCTTCGCGCTCACCCGTGGAACTTTGCCCGTACACGTGCATCGCTCGCAGCCAGCAGCACAGACCCTGCCTTCGGATACGCGAAGCAGTACCCCTTGCCGTCTGATTTCCTTCGGCTACTCCCGACCCGCGAGCAGCTAGACTTCCAGATTGAAAGTGGGAACATCCTGACGGATGACGGAGCGCCACTGGAGATCGTTTACATCTACCGCGTCACGGACCCCAACGATTTCGACCAGCTATTCGTTGACTTGCTTGTTGCAAGGATTGCGCGTGACTTGTCTGAAAAGATCACTCAGTCGAAGGGCAAGATTGAGCTTGCCCAATCACTCTATCTTGAGATGAGGAAAGAGGCCCGTAGGATCAACGCCTTTGAGCGCCCAGCGCTAGAAGGACCGCAAGACCCTTGGATAACTGCAAGGCTTTAAATGTCTAATGTAGCACCAATACAGACGAACTTTAACGGCGGCGAAGTGTCGCCGTTGATCTATGGTCGGCCTGATCTTGATAAGTACAAGACGGGGCTTCGGACATGTAAAAACTTCATCCCCCTTCTGCAAGGGCCAAACCAGCGCAGACCTGGAACGGCTCACATTGTTGAGGTGAAAGATAGCACCAAGGCTGTTCGTGTAGTTCGTTTCGAGTTCTCAACTGAACAGGCGTACATCCTTGAGTTCGGGAACCTGTATGTCCGGTTCATCAAAGACCGTGGGCAGACCATCTCTGGAACTGCTGTAGAGTTGACAACGACATACCTTGAGGCAGACCTGTTCCAGCTTCAGTTCTCGCAGAGTGCTGACGTTCTGTATGTGACACACCCTGACTACCCGCCACGGAAGATTGAACGGGCGTCTGATACAAGCTGGTCGATTACGAATATTACGTTCAGTGACGGCCCGTATTTTAACACGAACACCACCGCCACAACTTTGACACTTTCGACCACCACTGGCAGCGTCACTGTTACGGCGTCGGCTATCACAGGGATTAATAGTGACACAGGGTTCCAGACCACGGATGTTGGTCGTATGATCCGGTGGGAAGACCCTGCCGGGAACTGGACGTTCTTGACGATCACGGCGTACACCAGTACCACGGTTGTCACGGCGACCATAGACGGCCCTGACGCCTCTGCTGGTACGGCTACAGCAACATGGCGTCTTGGCATATGGTCTGAGACTACAGGCTACCCAGCAGCGTCTACATTTCACAAAAACCGGCTTTGCTTCGCGGGTGCTACAGATACGCCCCAGCGCATCGATTTAAGCCGCACAGGTGACTTTGAGAATTTCGAACCTACTCAGGCAGACGGAACAGTGCTTGATGATAGCGGTGCCACTACAACCCTGTCAGCGGATACGGTTAACGCTATTCGATGGATGGCTGATGACGAGAAGGGTCTTGTTGTCGGGACTGTCGGTGGTGAGTGGGTTGTCCGTCCAGATGATAACGGTGGCGCGTTAACGCCTAATAATATCCAAGCTACGCGGTCCAGCGCATTCGGGACTGCGAACATTCGCCCCGCTCGCGTTGGTCGGGCAATCATTTTCGTGCAACGTGCGCTGAAGAAAGTTCGCGAGCTTGCCTATGTATTCGAGGATGACGGCTTCCGCGCACCCGACATGACCCTGATTGCTGAACACATAACACAGAACGGCGTTGTAGAGCTTGCGTATCAGGGAGAGCCACAGAGCATCGTGTGGATGTGCCTAACTGACGGTTCGCTCATTGGCATGACGTATGACCGTGACCAGAAGATACTTGGATTTCACCGTCATCAGCTTGGCGGGTACAGCGACGCCTATAGTTCAGTACAGGCGAAGGTCGAGAGTATCGCAGTAATCCCGAATGCGGAAGGAACCGCTGACGAACTTTATATGGTCGTTAACCGTTACATAAACGGCGCTACGAAAAGATATATTGAATACATGAAGCCGTTCTGGGATGACGCCGACAATATTGAAGACGCATTCTATGTAGATAGCGGTCTTACGCTGGACACGCCAGTGACGATCAGCGGAATCACTCAGGCTAGTCCTGGAGTGGTAACGGCAACAGCACACCCGTTCAGCGACGGCGACATTATCCGCATCACGAATGTCGGTGGCATGACTGAGGTCAACGGGAAGATTTACAAGGTAGCGAATAGCGCCACCAATACGTTTGAGTTAAACACAAGGACTGACGCGAATGTAGATACGTCAGCGTTCACGGCGTACCAGAGTGGTGGTCAAGCTAGGGAGCGTGTCACAAGCATCTCAGGCCTTGACCACCTTGAAGGGCAGACGGTATCTGTGCTGTCCGAAGGCTCGCCTGTAGCGGATGTCGTCGTCGCGTCTGGTGCTATCACTGTTAATGAAACGTCCAAGGCACAAGTCGGGCTTGGCTATAACTCTGACATGCAGACATTGCGGTATGACGTTGGTTCTCGCAATGGCACGGCGCAGGGTAAGCTTCAGCGCATCCACCGTATCATAATCAGGTTCTATCAATCTATGGGCGGCAAGGTCGGGCGTGACAGCAGTAACCTTAACCCTCTTATCTTCCGCAAGGGCGGGGACTCTATGGATACGGCGGTCCCGCTTTATGATGGCGATGTAGAAATTGAGTGGGATGGCGAATACTCTAAGGAGAGCTTAATATTCATTCGTCAAGACCAGCCATTACCTATGACGGTGTGCGCTATTATGCCACAGATGGATACACAGGATCGCCAATGAAGATTATCCCATTTGAGGCAAAGCATTTGCTGGATGTGGATTTGCAAGATAGTCAGGCGTACTTGTCGAAGTGGATAACAATGGACCAGGCGAAGGCCATTGAAGCGACTGAGTGGGCCTTCACTGGCGTTAACGAAGACGGAAGTTTAATGGGGTGTGCTGGTCTTATTAGTATGTGGGATGGACGCGCTATGGCGTGGGCATACATATCTAAAAGCGCAGAGGGCCGGAACTTTATCAAAGTCCATAAAGCGGTGTCTAGGTTCTTTGAGGCATGTTATATTAAGCGCATTGAAATCACTGTCGATTGTGATTTTAAACAAGGCCATAGGTGGGCTGAAATGTTGGGTTTTAAGATGGAAGCTGAATGTATGAAAGCTTACCGTCCTGACGGTGGCGACTGTAGTTTGTATGCGAGGGTTTTGTAATGACAGGCTTAGAAACTGCCACAATAGCGATGATTATGGCTGGTGCGGGTACGGCGGTATCCGCTGTCGGCGCTATTGCATCAGGTAACGCGCAGAAGAAAGCATCCGACTATAACGCGCAAGTAGGCCAGATGAATGCCAACGCTGCTGTCGCGGACGCTGCTGAGAACGCCAGACGCCAGAGACGACTTAACGCTAAGGCCGCTGGAACTATCCGAAACAAAGAAGGCTACTCTATGGATGTCCTTGAGGACAACGTGCGCGAGGGTGAGTTGATGGCCCTTGACCTTATCCATCAGGGAGACGTTAAGGCTGCGGGGCTTCGTAGTGGCGCTATTCTTGATCGTATGCAGGGCAAAGCGGCTCAGACTGCTGGGTATGTTGGTGCTGCTGGAACACTCTTGAAGGGTGGGGCTTCAGCTTATGGGAGTTTAGGCGGGGCTACCACAATGACGAGCGCTCAATCAGCAGCAGCCGGTGGGTTTGGAACTTCACGACTTGGCGAATTTGGTTAACAGGGATAATCCTTAATGCCTAAAATAGATATCAACGCTGCCCCAAACGTCTCCAGTCTCGTATCGACACAGCGAGCGGATGGGTCTTACTTCGGCCCGATCCACAGGCTTGATTGATCGTAATCGCGGGCACTGTTTCTGAAAGACCAGAAAAGAGAGTGGCCTGGCGTGCAGGATTGGGCCGCGCCCCTGCCTGCCTTGCGTGGCCCAAAAATACAAAATCAGGCGTCGCTTCTTTTTTCGATCTGTTGATCGACTCTTTAAGCGCAATTGTCGCAAGGGCTGGGGCTGAGAGGCGCTTTAAAGTACCTCCGAACTTCCCTATTGGGGTTCGA